GAGGATATCATTGCTGGTTTGGCTGCCTGCCGCCACAACGTTTCGAAGGATGAGAACGCTGGGGCTTTGTGTGGTGTTAGAATCGACGGCAATAAGGTCCTCTCGACCAACCGAAGCCGAATCTTCCGGTTCGCCCTGACGTTCGGTACTGGTTACCAGTGCACCGTGCAGACTGGATTCATTGATGTTGCTGCAGTACACATCGATAAAATCGACGCCGTTTATTACATGGCGGACGAAGCGTTCGGTGTGTCGTCTGGTGAAACCAAAATCCAAACCAAGCTAATTGACGGTAAGTATCCTGACCTTGACTCGTACTTCCCGGACGAGAATTCTACCAACGTCAAGGTAATTACTTACTTGGACAACATTGGTGAATCGCTCGGCAGACACATTGAATTCCTCAGCGGGGTCGACAAGGCTGATAAGGAAGTTTTGATCAAGTTCGCCGGTGACGTATGTGAATTCACTACCAGGAACCCATCGGTTGGTGAAATCGTGGAAGTAATGAAACTGAAGGATCCGGTTGATAATGAAATCACGTTCTTAATCAACCCGATTCTACTCAAGGAATTCCTGAGTAGGTGTAACCACTTCTCGTATTTTGGGGACAGCAAATTAGTGCTGTTTGAGTTGGATGGAGTAAAGCACCTAGTACAAACCCGCGAATAAAATGAAGGACAGGTCGAAACATAAAGAATACATGAAGGAATACAACAGGAAGAACAGACCAAGATTGTTGAAGATGAGGAGACAATGGCACAAAGACAACCGCGTGACGGAAGCCGCTTATAATAGGACTAAGTATAAACAATTAAAAGATGCAGTAATGTCTCACTACGGCGGTTCCTGTGCTGTTTGTGGTATCACAGATCTAGCCTTTCTAACGATAGATCACATTGATGGGGGAGGGAAGAAACACAGGAAGGAAATCGGAAGAGACAAAATGTACGAATGGACTGTGAAGAATGACTTTCCACCCGGTTTCCAAGTTCTGTGCTGGAATCATAACTGGTTAAAATACACGTCATCGTTGAAATTGGAATCTGATTCTTTGTCCACCAAAAGGAACAAAAGGAACAGAAGGTACAGACGTAAATTGAAGTTGATGATTCTTTCCCATTATGGTGGTAGATGTACTTGTTGTGGTGAAACCAACCTTGATGTTCTGACCATCGATCATATTAACAACGACGGTGCTGAACACAGAAGAGAATCAAAATGCGGCTACGGTTCAGTATTTTATAAGTGGTTGCGTGATTGTCATTTCCCGTCTGGCTTTCAAGTATTGTGTTTCAATTGCAACAGTGGTCGTGTCGTCAACGGTGGCGTTTGTCCCCATACGGAGTGTTGATGTCAAAGCAGATTCAATTCATAAAGAACGAAGAAGAAATAATGGGGGCCAAAAGAACCCCGAGGGTTCATAAGAATAAAAGGTCAGAAGAGCCGAAGGTGTTTGATTGTTCAACTTGTGGGCTCGATAAATCCTGCCAGAACCCAAAGATTAAACGATTTGGTAAAGGAAGTAATGGGATAATGATTGTGGGTTTGGCTCCCGGTAAGACTAAGGATAAAACTGGTGTTCCACTTGTGGGTGCATCAGACGTTCTATTGAGGGAAATGCTGAATTTAGTCGGTATTGATATAGACGGTTGTATTAGAACGAATCTGATCGAATGTTTTCCAGGGAAAGACGGTTGGAAGGACATCAAACCAACCGGCATCCAGATCAAATGCTGTCAAGCAAATTTAGAAAAGGATATCGCAGAAGTCAAGCCGAAGCTCATCATCTGCCTTGGCACAGAGGTAATTCAGTCTGTTCTTAAGAGCCCCGCCGTCAGTGGACCAAACGCGATGACCCTACATGGCAAGGTCATTCCATATCACAAACTGAATTGTTGGGTAGGTTGTTTACTTCATCCATCATATTTTCTGCACCGCAAGAACGACGAAAGTGGGATCGACGATAAACTGATCTTAGCATACGACCTGGCGAACATTGTGGGCGTTCTTGATCTACCGTTGCCAGCCATTCTATCGAAGGATGCGAACCGTTGCATCACGAACGTTGATGAGGCCATTAAGGTTCTTGATGGGTACTGCAAATCAGAGAAGATTGTCGCATTCGATTACGAAACTACAACCCTACATCCACACGAAAAGGACGCCGATATCTTGTCGGTATCAATCACGGACTCCGAAGATTACTGCTATTTTATCCCCATCGCTGCCACCGATGGTATCATAGGTAAAAAGGTCTTCAACCTGGTGGAGCAGGGCATGGTCTTAGCTGCACTTGGTCGGTTCATCAGGAGTTCAGCCCCAAAGACTGTACAAAACTATTACATGGAGGAAATGTGGAGTAGGAAGTTCGTTAGATCAGGGATGGTTAACTTCGTTCACGACACAATGGTCTCCTACCACGTTGTCAACTGCTCTAATAAGGGCTGCACTGGTCTTGAATTTCAAGCATTCGAGCGAACCGGCCACGAATACAAGATTGCAATTGACCGTAGTAACTTAATACAAACCCCGCTTCGTGATGTTTGCGATTACACCTGTTTTGATTCTCGTCACACCATTGCTGCTTGTCATCTTCAAAGACGCAACCTTGAAGTGAACCCCAAGATGAAGGCATTTAACGACCTGTTCACCAGGAGCCTTCGTACGCTAGCAAACATCAAGGAACGTGGAATTCGTATCGATATCGCACGAATGGATCAGGTGTTTAACGAGTACACCGAGACCATGAAGGTCTGCACCGAGGAAATCAGGCAGCACCCAAAAGTACAGGCATTCGAATCCAAAAATGATATCACGTTCAACCCTAATTCACCACCACAGTGGGAGAAGTTACTGTATGGTGTATACGGAGTCGAGAAAACTAAAGCAAGACAGACTCCGACGGGTCTTGGGTCCACCGATGGGGAAGTCCTTGAAGAAGTCCGTAATACCACCGACAACCCAGAAGTCAAGAAAATCCTCGATACTTTGTTCAAGTATCGCGGTTGTGAAGATGTACTCAAGAAGATCAAAGAATACCGCGGGCTTATTCACTCGGATGGTAAAATTCATCCAACGTTCTGGCTTAATACCGCCGATACCTTCCGATCATCGGCGACCGGACCAAATTCACAAAATGCATATAAACACGATCCAGAGAAGAAGAAGTTCCGCAGAATCATCATACCAGAACCCGGTCAGATCCTAGTAGAGTTTGATTACAAGGCTCATGAAGCACGAGTCATTGGTATGGCATCCGGCGACAAAGAGCTCATTCGGCAGACAGTCGAGAAGATCGACATTCATAAGAAGTGGGCCGGCAAGATTTTCGACAAGCCAATTGATAAAGTAACTGACGACGAAAAGTACTCTGGCAAAAACCAATTCGTGTTTCCATCCATCTATGGTGCCGCACCAAAGGGAATATGGAATTACTTCGGACATAAGTTCACAATTGAACATTTCGAGCGTCTGCAGGCTGGGTTCTGGGAAGAGTTTGCTGGCGTCAGACAGTGGCAAAAGGATAATGTTCGGTTCTACTGCGAAAACGGATACATCGAGGGGTTGTCTGGGTTCCGGGTACACGGACCACTGACGATTTACCAGATTTACAACTTCCCGATTCAAGGATCTGGGTATCACTTGTTACAGGATGCCGTTAACCGAATCGACGACTACATGATCGAGCATCATTTCAAATCAAGTATAATTAATGAAATACACGATAGTGGTCTTTTCAGTGTCGAGCCAAGTGAGGTTGACGATGTAATTGAAATTGCCACAAGTATAATGAAGTCAGTAAGATTCGATTGGCAGACGGTCCCCCTCGATGTCTCAGTGGAAATGGGGAGTAATTGGTACGACTTGGAGGAAGTGTAATATGAACGACGTCGTATGCGGAATACTCTTTTTGTTGGTGTTCATTGCATTAGCCTATTGTATTATCGATGACACCATTGATGATATTAGACAACAAAGAAACCACCGTGCAAAAGAAGGAAACGTTTATGGGAATGATTCTTGACGACAAAAACCTCGGAATTCATTGCGAGGTTCATACTGAGTGGGGTCTTGATTTGTACACCGATCTTGGTCATGAAAGTTTACAAATAGATTGGTATCAAGTCCAGGAAGCAACAAATTTACTAACCAGTGCGCTTGAGTACAAAAGGAAGAAAGATGAGTCTGTACCAAAAAGTACGACCTAAGAGCCTTACAGGAGTGATCGGAAACGATTCATTGAAGATGGCGCTAGGGCTTATGTTACGCGAGCCATCGGATAAACGTAACCATGCAATTTTGTTTAAGGGGCCGTCGGGTTGTGGCAAAACGACGCTCGCCCTAGTACTTGCGTCTGAATTTGGTTCCGACGATCAGAGTACAATGGTATACAACGCTGCGAATACCCGGGGCATCGATACGGTCCGAGAAGTTCAGACACAAGCAAACTTCGTAGGGTTCGGTGGTAAGGCAAAGACTTATATCTTCGACGAGTCCCATCAACTGACGCCACAAGCACAAGAAGCACTGCTCAAGGTGATTGAAGATAACCCACCGCATGCGTACTTCATATTCTGCACTACTGAACCCGAAAAGCTCATTAAAACAGTAAGGAACAGGTGTGCTCAGTATGAAGTAGACTTACTACCCAGGGATGAAATCGTGCAACTTATCCGGTCGGTCCGAGAATCGGAGAAACTGACGTTTGATGATGACCTTATCGAGGCCATCTCCTACACATGTGAAGGTTCACCACGTGCCGCTTTGGTCTCCCTTGAACAGGTGATGAACCTACCCATTGATCAGGCACTTGATATTCTGGTAAGCGGCACCCCACAGGATCCGAAGGTGCTTGATCTGTGCAAGCTTCTGATGATGGCACCACAGATCCGAGAGAAGAGATGGAAAGAGATCATTGCAGCGTACAAAGGGATCACTGAGGATAGTGAAATTGTGCGAAGGTCAATCATGACCTTCATCTTTAACAGAATAGACCAGTGCGACAAGATAGAAGACGCAAAGGATATGGCGAAATTATTGGATATGCTAAATACATCCACGTTCTATGGTGGTCGTGCTCAGATGGGTGCAATGATCGCGAAAGCGTGTCTATTGGAGTAACCAGATGCCATACATAACGCAAGAAGATAGAATGAAGTTCGAGTACGTACTCGATGAGTTTATAGCTGCGATACTGACCAGTGGTACGCCGACGGTTGGTGAAATGAACTACTTGATCACGAGCCTAATACATCGATGGGTTGATCGGGTGGGGCTGTCGTATATCAACTGCAACGCTGCAATCGGTATAATGGAATGTGCAAAGATGGAACTTTATCGCAGAGTCATTGCACCATATGAAGATATAAAAATCGAAGAGAACGGACCAGTGTCAGTTCTGGACTACAAACCGAAGGTTCACCCAGTTTGAAGTGCCAATCGGTCCGATTCAATCCACTTTATTTCAATTAAGGGGTAAATAATGTCTGAGAGAACAGAGGCAATCAACAATGCTTATGATAAGAGTCAGATTGGTCGTACAAGTTTCTTCTACGTCCAAACTCAGGTGCTTGAACGGTTGGGCATCACGGCTTTTAAGTCGCAGATGAACGACAACTTCATACGTATTATGCCACCTAAGGACCCCAAGATGTTTTGGGCCCGTGAGGTTTACATTCACTCGGAAATCGGTGCCAATCGAGCAACGTTCCTGTGTATGAACAAGATGTTTGGCAAGCCTTGTCCGGTCTGCGAGTACGTTGAGCAGTTGAAGACCCAGAACTTGAACCCCGAAGCCATCAAGCCACTGTATGCCAGGAAGCGATTTCTAATGTTCGTATACGACGTGCGGGACGATTCAACCATTGCCAAGGGTTTGCGATGGTACGACGCACCCGGGAAGTTAGTCAGCGAGATCATTCTCAAGTCGAAGGATAAGAGAACAAAGGCCGTAGTGGACGTATGTGACCCATTGGAGGGTCGAGATATTGAGTTCGTCCGCAAGGGTCAGGGTCTTAAGACGGACTACGCCGGTATCGATCTCAAAATTACGGAGACCGTTCCTGCTGACTGGTACGAGAACGTACCGACGTTTGATGAAGTACTCATTATCCCCACGTACGAGCAGGTCCAACGTGAGTTGACCGGTGTTGCCGCCGAAGAGCGGCCAGTGAATGATTCACGACCGTCGGCGAATGAATTGCCAGTTGAGGAACAAGTAGAAACGGAAGTCGACGATCGTGAAGTTCCGGTCGAATCCGAAGTCGTTCCTACCACAACCCCGGCACCTACCCAAACCCCGATGCCATCTCCAAGAACGGGAAACACACCACGTACTGGCGGTCCGACACCACGTGGTACTGCGACAGCCCGTGTACCAAGTCAGCAACCGAACCAAACTGCCGCACCGTCCGCTGCGACTGGCGATGTCCGGTCCAAGATCGAGGAAATCAAGCGTCGTCGGGCACAAGGACAGCCTTGATATTGATCAAACGAGAATACTAATGGTAGGAGTCATGATATGAAAAATAAGATTGTGAAAGATATCATTGAATTCGCGTTGCAATGTATGGACTGGGATTGTATGGATTCCGATCCTAAAATATGCCTAAAGTGCGTTGAGGATCTTCTGACTGAGAAGATTAACATCGTTATTTGTGACACTGGCGTGCTGGCAGTTATACAGTGCAACGATCGAAATAACAATGAGGAAATGGCAGGCAACGGAGAATTGGTCATTGGTGTCCTCCTAGTTGATACTAATGACCTTACCACCGACCATCTTACCGCCAATGCAAGAATCGAAAGTGGTATTGTCACGGTCTCATTCGAGGTGAACTGGTGAACGAAGAAACCAAAAATCAACTGAATAACTTACGTAAGCGACTACCAATCGACCCGTTCGACTTGGAGACCGAGTGCGTCAATCAACCGGTGCTATACGCTGAAGTTGGCGAGCTGGCTACAGAAGCCAGGAGTGCCGCTAAACTGGCAAAGGATAAACTCGAATACACGAAAGCTGACCTATCCTTCAAGATCCGTAAGGATCCCGGCAAGTATGGTGTCGAGAAGATCACTGAGGCGAGCGTTGAGGCTGCTATCACTCTCCAGCCGGAGTATCAAACTGTGTCCACGGTAGTAATCGAAGCCCAGCGGATCGCTGATTCATTTGGCATTCTACAGGAGTCAGTTGGGCAGAGAAAGTCAATGATTAGGGATTTAGTCACACTGTTTGTGTTCAAGTACTACTCGACACAACATGAGATGGGTCAAGATAAACACCAGGTGGGTGAAGTCAGTGGGGAAGTAACCAAGGAAGAAATTTTGAAAAAGCGTGCGGAACTCGCCGAACAGCGTGGTCGTTCCGATGAAGTGAAGGAGGAACAGGAATGAGTTCGATCGTTTTAGACGATAACTCGGACTGTATCGAAACAGAGGGTGATGGAATCAACGACATCAAGGAAGCGTCCGACGCATCCGCCAGCATTATGAAGCTACCGGAGATTACCGATTGGTGTTCCACCGGTATCTTCACGCTTGACCTCGCTATTTCCAATAGACCAGAAGGTGGCATTCCAATGGGAAGGGTTGTCCATGCTTTTGGTGGTGGAAGCACTGCCAAGACTGTGTTACTAACTACCATTCTTGGATACGCAATTCGTGCCGGCAAAGAAGCACACATGGCGGACGTTGAGCACACACTTGATCCACGATTTGCTGGTTTCTACGGTCTGGATTGTAACTCAGAACACCTTCACATACATTATCCAGAAACCCTTGAGCAGATGTTCGACGAGACTCTCGCTAGTATTCTCTACAAAGGCACCAAGAAAAAGAAGGAGAAAGGCGAAGAGAAGGCAAAAATGCCTCTCGATATGACACCTAAGGTTATTGGTATCGACTCGGTTACGGCCCTGCCGTCGGAATCCGAACTCGATAAGGCTATGAACGAGGGGTCGTACGACCTGTCCAGGGCCAAACAAATGAGCAAAGGCTTCCGCAAGTACACCTTCCCGCTTGCGACAACCGGCACGACTTTATTTTGTATTGACCAAACCCGTGATGCTATTGGTGTGATGTTCGGTAGTAAGGAGGTTACTTCCGGTGGACGAGCATTAGAGTTTTATTCGTCCGTACAGATTCACTTGAAACATGACAGTAACATCATCAACACTAGGGGTGTATGCGTTGGGATCTGGGTAAAATTCAAGATCGTCAAGAATAAAGTAGCCCCGCCATTTCGAGAGGGAAGGTTCAAGATCCTATTCGACTACGGGATTGACGACATCGCTTCGAATCTGTACTTTTTGATGTTTCACGAACAAGGTGAAAAGAAAGCTAAGGAAAAGTCGGCTAAGATCGAATTGTTCGGTGAGGAACATACGCAGGCTGAGTGGATCAAAATTGTGGAGCGTGATAACCTTGAGCAGAAAATCCGCGATGAAGTCTACCGGGTTTGGCAAGACGTTTACAGGATCGAAGACCGAAAGCAGAGGGTTTGGTGAATAAGACATTCGTCAGTATTGGTATTGATCTTGGGTTCAAAGGAGCTATAGCAGCCATCAATCGTGTTACTGGTCTCTCGATCACTGTATGGGACATGCCAACGTTCAAGATCAAGAAGCAACTGAAACGAGGCAAAACCAAGACCATCACCGAGTATGATATCTGTAAGATCAGGGATATTATAGAAGAAATCGCTCGACTGTATTCTTGTGAAGAAGTCGTTGGTTACGTGGAGAAGGCACTGATTCTGCCGAATGGGTACAATATCAAGACCAACATTAAAATGGGGGGATGCCAAAAGATATTTGAGTCCTTGTTTGCAGCATCAAGGATACGAAATGTTTTGGTTGAACCCAAGGAATGGCAGGAACACTTTGGCATTGCCAGAAAGAAAGGTGATACTGGAGAACAGAGCATCAAAATTGCTAGTGAAATGTTTCCATTGGTTAAGTTCAAAACGCCAAAAGGCAGGCTTCTTGATGGTAGGGCCGATG